TATCGAGCAACCCAAAACCGCTTTCAACAAAGTGAAAAGGGAGGAGCGCGAAGCCCGTTTTGCGAAGGTCGCTGATACGGTTAAGGCTATGCGGGAATATTCTATCAAAAACTGAAAAAAGAAATAAACAATGGCATTCGATGTTTCGGCCCTTGTGAACTACGTGGAGGAAAAGAACGGTCTTTTCCTCACCTCCATAGTTTTCAAGCCCGCCACCGCCCAAGTAATTGAGCAGTACGGTAACGTCCAAGTGGGCGTTAAGTCCCCTCAGAAAATCAACATCATAGACGTTGACAGTATTTTTCAAGTGGGGGGGACCTGTGGATTCAACGCATCCGGTACGACTACGTTCACGCAGCGTACCCTTACCCCTGGTAAAATCAAAGTGCATGAGAAAATCTGTCCGAAAGACCTTGAGGTCAAGTACACGCAAAAATATCTCATGGCTGGCTCTCAGTACACCGAAGTAGATTTTGCTGATATGTGGGTTGGCAAGAAGATTGCCCGTATCAACGCCCAACTTGAAACCGCTATCTGGCAGGGTGATACCTCCTCGGGTAATGCTAACCTCGCACGTTTTGACGGTTTCTTGAAAACGGTTACCGCTGACGGTGGTTCCATCATCAACGCGAATACCTCTACCTACGGCATCACTACCCCGCTTACGGGTGGTTGGGCTGCACAGACAGATGCTAACATCATTAAAGCCGCTGACGCTATTTGGAAGGCCACCCCGACCAACATCGTCGACCGTGATGATCTCGTTGCCTTCTGCGGTTGGGACTTCTTCCGTCAGTACGGCGTGGCTATCAAAAACCAAAACTTCTTCGATGCCTCTTACCGTTCCGGTCTGGCAATCGGTGAATGCTACATCCCCAACTCTACCGTTAAACTGAAAGCAGTTAACGGACTGAACGGTACTAACCAGATCATCGCTACCTGGGGCGGTAACCTCGCAATGGGTGTTGACCTTCTGGATGAGGAAGATAAGTATGAAGTGTTTTGGGCGCGTGAGGCAGATGAACTTCGCACTATGATCGAGTTCAAGTATTGCGTTAACTACGCTTTCCCGACTGACGTAGTGAAGTTCAACGCTTCCTAATGATAAAGGGGGACTAACCCTCCCCCTTACTTTTTTTCTCTAACGATCTAATATCCATATATGCCCTGTGCATTAACTCAAGGATTTACACTCTCAGGATGTAAGGACGGCGTAGGCGGTTTGCTTGCGGCCTACTTCATTGAGAGGGGTAATATCACAAGTTATGTTAAGGCTTCTGGACAGATCACCGCTATTACCAAAGCCACCGGAAAGCAGTTTTTCAAATACGAACTGCAACGTAATACGTCCGAGTGGAAAGAGGACATCGAGGGCAACCCCGATAACGGTACGGTGACGTTCAAGCAGAGCCTTACCATCATCTTGAACCGACTTCAGGTATCCGTCAGGAACGAAATTTTGCTCTTGGCTAAGAATAACCTTTGGGTCGTGGTCGCGGATCGTAACGGCAACTATTGGCTGCTTGGTGAGCAGCTTGGCGTAGACCTCACGAAAGGTGAGGCGGGCGCGGGTAAGTCTGGCATTGACCGTTCCGGTTTCAGCCTGACGTTCACCGGGGAGGAGCCTGAAATGGCTACCAACATTAGCGCAACCGTTGCTGCTGCCTTGCTGACCCCTGGCCCCTAATAATTTGCGTGTCCTGTTTTTCGTGTGTGTGGGGGAGGGTAAAACCTCCCTTTTTTTTATATGATACTACTCACCAAAGGAACAACGGTCAAATTCTACGTCACGCTTTCCGATAAGCAGACGTTGACGAATCCAAATTACCTGTTCTATTTCAGGAATAGGATGACAAAGGAAGTCGTGGCATTCGTACAACCTTACAATTCTGACATCTCAAGTTATAAATACAGGGTTAGCCGCTTCGACTTGGTGGTGAATACCTATTTCACAGGGGCCACCGAAGGGATATGGGATTTCTCTATTTATGAGCAAGCAAGCGCGAGTAACGTAGACCCTACTGGATTGAATGAGTTAAAGGGCGGGAGCATCTACCTGAATCCGGCAACTACGCTATTCAACCCTGTAAAATATACGGGTCAGGACAACAAATACAAGGTTTACAATGGCTGATTTGTTTGAGAATAGGGAGAATGGGCAATTACAGGCGGCTAAAACGTCGATGATTGTCATTTCTATGGCCGAGGCCAAGCAGCCCGTATTTAAAGCCGTATCGAACAAGAAATGGATTCCTTACGGTGATAAGGACGATTACCCCGACTACCTGTTGGATAACTTCAACAAATCAAGCAAGCATAACGCCATCATCAAGGGTAAGGTTAACTACACGATGGGGCAGGGGTGGTTCACCGGGAAAACGCCATTTTCAAATGAAGTGAACGACTTGGGCGAAACCTTGATGGAACTTTCCACTAAGGCGGCTTTAGACCTTGAAATTTTCGGGGGCTTTTACCTTCAGGTAATCTATTCTAAGGGTGGGGTTCCGTATCTGTACCATATCGACTACCGTAAGGTTAGGAGCAACCAGGATAATACCCACTATTGGTATAAGTCTGACGGACTTTGGGATAGCAAGAAGATAGAGCCTGTTGAAGTAGCGGCTTTCAATCCGAATAAAAAGACGGGTAAGAGCATTTTCTATTACAAGGAATACCGCCCCGGCGTAAATACATACACCCTTCCGTCATATATCGCGGCGATGAACTACATCGAAGCGGATGTGGAGGTTTCCAAACACACGTTAGGTAATGCTAAGACGGGATTTACCCCGTCGAAAATGATTACGCTGCCTAACGGTGAACCTTCGGACGATCAAAAGAAGGTCATTGAATGGAAGTTTCGGAACAAGTTTACGGGTTCAGATGGGCAGAAATTCATCCTTTCATTCGTCAATGACGCGAACAAGAAACCCATCATTGATGATTTGGGGGCATCGGATTTGACCAAAGAGGATTTCACCGTTATTGACGGGATCATCCAACAAAACATTTTCGTCGGCCACCAAGTCACTTCGCCCATGCTGTTCGGTATCAAAACCGAAGGGCAGTTAGGTGGTAGGGATGAGATTCGGACGGCCTATCAGATTTTCCAAAACACCTATATCAACGGCAGACAGATGCAGTTGGCGGCGGTGTTTCAGTATTTCTTGGGGGAGGGCTTGGAAATCCACCCCACGGAGCCTATCAGTTTCGAGTTCGGGGAAACGGTGATGAGCCAAAACCTGACCACGGATGAGATTCGGGAGTTGATGGGAAAAGAGCCGCTTGACAAAACGTCCATTGACAAGAAGATGTCGGAGACGTTTGAGAAGCTGAAATTGGCTAACCCCCGCGTGGCGGATCGCTTGGTGCAATCCATGACGGACGATGAAATCAGGGCTATGGTGGGACTTCCGCCCAAGCCCGCTGCCCCGATGGTAGACCAGGAACAGCCCACCCCCGGACAGGCCAAGCCGGGACAGCCCGCCAAGTTCGCGGATATGGCCCTAATTAACAGCCTGGGATCACTTTGGCAGGACTACTGCATCGTAAAACAGACGGGGCGTTTTGCGTCCGCAGAGGCCGCAGAGGAGGCCGAAATGAACTTTTGGAGGTTCGATTCGGACGTGGCCGTTTTGACTGCCACCGAACAGGTGATTGTAGACCTACTCCGGAAAGACCCCAAGATCACGCCGGAAATGATTAGCCGGAAATTGGGCATCCTTCAGGAAAAGGTGGACGCGACCATCAAGAGCCTTGTAAAGCGCAATTTCATTTCCGAGGAAGTCAATCCTACGGGTATCGGTGATGCTACTGTGGTTTCCCGCGTCCCATCCAAAAATCTCCCTCCGCCAAATAAGGCAAAGGAAATCACCATTAAGTATTCATACGAACACCGGACGGACGTACCGCCATTGGTTCCCGGTAGCAAGGGATCGCGCCCGTTCTGTGCCAAGATGGAGGAACTACACAGGCTATATACAAGAAAGGAAATAGAGAAGCTGAGTGAAATCATGGGTTACGATGTATGGACGCATTGCGGCGGGTGGTATCATAACCCTGTGACGAAAGAGAATGAGGATCAATGTAGACACCAATGGGTCGGCCATGTGGTCGTTAAAAATATCGGCGGATGAGTTACAATCTTCTTTTTATATCCGAGCAGACCCTAAAGGATCGGACATCTCTTGATCCCAACGTGGACAACAAACTGTTGTTCGCCACGATCAAGTACGTCCAGGATACCCGCATGCAGGATGTATGCGGTACAACGCTTTATGAGAAGCTGACAAGCGATTTGCAGACCAACGGGACGCTTGCAGGGAACTATAAGACCCTTGTGGACTTGTATCTAACGGATATGCTTTGTTGGTTCACGATGGCTGAACTGACAATGGTACTGAATTACAAGTTCTTCAATAAGGGTGTTCTGAATAAGACCGCCGACGATTCCACGCAGTTGTCTATGGATGACTTGGAAAAGGTCAAAGAATACTATTGGAACCGAGGGCAGTATTACGAGGCCCGCGCCATCAAGCATTTGCGGCAGTCGGTAGCTACTAACCTTTACCCTGAATACCTGACTTGGCGCGTTGGTATCGACGTTATCAAGCCTAAATATAC